AAGTCAACGAGGCGGTCAGCAAGCAGTTCGACTACCAGCGCCGCATGTACCTGCTGGAGTCCATGAAGGCCCGCGCCGCAGTGCCGATCATCCGTGAGCACCTGGCGCTCGGCCGCAAGATCGTGGTCTTCCATGACTTCAACAAGGGCGGCGGCTTCAACCCGTTCAACGACGCCATCCGGGAGATCATCGACCCGGACGTGAAGAGCCTGGCGCGCTCCGTTCTGGGCAAGCCGATGTTCAAGCTGGACTTCTCCGGTCTGTTTTCGCCGATCGAGACGCTTGGCGAGGCCTTCCCCGACGCGCTGTTCTTCAACGGCACCGTGTCGAAGGGCCAGCGCCGGGCGAATGCCGACCTGTTCAACGACGACGATTCCGGTCGCAATCTGATCGTGGTGCAGTCGGATGCCGGGCGCGAGGGCGTGAGCCTGCACGACACCACCGGCCGGCACCAGCGCGTCGAGATCAACCTTGGCATGCCGGTCAAGCCGGTTGCCGCGACCCAGATCGAGGGCCGGATCTACCGCACCGGCCAGGCCTCCGATGCCATCTTCCGGTATCTGACCACCGGCACCGCATGGGAGGCGGCAGCCTTCGCATCGAAGATCGCCGAGCGTGCATCGACGGCCGAGAACCTGGCGCTTGGCGAAGAGGCCCGCGGCCTGAAGGAAGCCTTCATCGACGCCTACCAGAACGCCGACGCCTTCCCGGCCAGCGCCGAGGACGGCAAGGGCGGCAAGGACTACGACCGCAAGCTGTCGGCCGCCTTCACGACGAGCCCGTTCGATCGCGCCAAGACGTTCTATTGGGCGCAGCAGAAGAACAGCAAGCGCCGCGACCAGCGCGAGGGCCAGGACTACTTCGCCACGCCGGAGCCGGTCGGCTTCAAGATGGTGGAGTGGGCGAACATCCAGCCGAACGACAAGGCCCTGGAGCCGTCCGCCGGCCATGGCGCCATCGCCCGGTTCTTCCCCGAACAGTCCGACGTGACGATGGTGGAGCCGAGCTACGAGCTGTCGCAGCGCGCGGCGCTGGCGAACGGCAATGCCCGGATCGTCAACGACCGCTTCGAGCAGCTGCACATCAACAACAAGTTTGACGCCATCGTGATGAACCCGCCATATGGCAGCGGCGGCAAGACATCGACCGAGCACCTGGCGAAGGCCGCGAAGCACCTGCGCGACGGCGGACGGATCGTGGCGCTGATCCCGCGTGGAGGCCTGGCCGACAAGCGCCTCGATGCCTTCCTCGAGAGCGAGGAGGCGGCCGATCTCTACACCGTGGCGAAGATCGCCATGCCGGCGGTGACCTTCGAGCGCGCCGGCACCGCGGTGAACACTCAGGTGCTGGTGCTCGAGAAGCACGCCAATGCAGCCGATGCCGAGGGCATCCTGCAGCGCAACATCGACCTGTCGAATGCCGAGAGCGTCAACGAGCTCTTCGATCGCCTCGAGAGCCTGAGCCTGCCGGATCGCCAGCCGACCAGCACGCCGGAGCCCAAGCAGGAGATCGTCGAGCACACCACCGCCAAGGGCAAGGTGCTGCGCGGCATCATCCGCACCGACCTGACCAAGGCCGAAGCGCAGGAGATCGACAAGTTCACCTTCCGCAAGAAGAACGCGGCCGGAGAAGCCGGCTGGTTCATCCGCGCCAAGCACCTAGACGACGCACCACGCTACAGCGTGGCCGCAACGCGGCAAACCGACACGCCAGCCTTCAAGCGCTGGTTCGGTGACAGCAAGGTGGTGGACGCCGACGGCAAGCCGCTGGTGGTGTATCACGGGACTGCCGCTGACATATCCGTTTTTGATATTTCCCGCTCAGGAGAATCGACAAATAACACCGGGTTTTTTGGCCGGGGCGCATATTTCACCGAGGACATAGAAGATGCCACGGGCTACGCGGCATGGGCGGAAAGAGGGGAAGGAGGCAGAAACCTTATCCCCGCTTATCTTTCTATTCAAAACCCTGTTTATGTTCATGTGAACCCTAAAACAGAAGCAGATATATATAGATCAAGGCAGTCGCTGCAGATCCTTCTTGATCAGCTTGAAAAGAACGGTGTTTTTGGAGCCTACCCTGATCCAAATGAAGCCGGCAGCCTATTCGGAAAGCTGACGAAACTTCTGGCGAACGCAGAGTTTGAGAAGTTCATGGGGTCGCTTTACAACTCGCAGGGCGGCGGCCAAGCAGTGACAGCCCTAGCGCAGAAAGCAGGGTTTGATGGCGTGCTGGTGGAGAGCTTTAAGCGCGACAGGAACATGCTTATTGAGGCTGTAGCCTTCAAGCCCGAACAGATCAAGTCCGCCACCGGCAACAACGGTGACTTCGATCCGAGCAATCCGGACATCCGCTACTCCGTCAAGGACGGCGAAGCGCCTCTGAGCGCCAACCAAGTTCGCGCCGCCATCACGCGCGGGCCGTTCGGCAGAATCGTCGACAAGATGGTCGAGAAGGGCCTGATCGTCATCCACTCGAACAGCAGCACCCTGCCGAAGGACATGGGGCGCGGGAAGCGTGGCGTTCAGGCTGTGACCGAGCCAGGCGGCAAGGTTCACCTGGTCGCCAGCAACCTGACCCAGCAGAACGCGAACGCGGTTCTTCTCCACGAAATGTTCCACTCCGGCGTCGAGAGCCTGGTCGGCTCCAAGCGCTGGGCGGATCTGCAGGGTCGCCTTGGCAGCCTCTACCGCCAGGCCGAGCGGTCGAGCGGCAAGGCTCGGGAAATCTTCGATCGGGCCCGCGCCCGCGTGGCCGATGCCAAGGCCCAAGGCGCCGTCGCGCGCCGCATGGAGGTGGAAGAGTTCGGCGCCTACGCGATCGAGGAATACGAGAGCATGCCGTCTGCCTTCCGCAAGTGGGTCGACGATCTGGTCGGCGCCATCAAGGCCTGGATGTTCAGCCGCTACGGCCGCCAGATCGGTCAGGTCACCCCGGCGCAGCTGCGCGCCCTCGCGAAGGATGCGCTGATCACCATCGCCCTGCATCGTCGCGGCGAGCTGTTCGGGCCGATTGCCGAGCGGTTCAGCGTGAGCGACGAAGTGCGCTACAGCGTTCGCCCGTCCGAGGCCTTCAACGACCTGAACCAGTCGCAGAAGGACTTCCTTGACAAGATCGGCCCGACCCGCCTGCCGCAGCGCCTGCGCGACCGGATGAATCAGCTCGCCGATAACCTCGGCCTGCGCATCCGCCAGGCTGGCGTCGACCGCTATGCCGCGCTGCTGCGCAACGACCAGGCCCTGCTGGGCGCCGATACCCTGGAAGGCTCGATCGCTTCGAGCTCGTGGGTTCTGGCGCGCATGAGCCATGCTGCCGGCGGCGCCGTCTCCGCGCTGATGAACACCGGCCGGATCTACCTCGACCCGAAGGAGAAGGTCATCGACGTGCGCGAGGGCACCAAGGGCCTCGCCGAAACCCTGCGCAGCCTGGGCTCGCCGGCGGAGATCGACCGCTTCATGGGCTGGATCGCCGCGAACCGCGCCAAGCGCCTGTTCGACCAGGGCCGCGAAAACCTCTTCAGCCATTCCGAGATCGAGGCCGGCATGAAGCTGTCCGGCGGCAAGCTGGAGAACGGCAAGAGCCGGAGCATCCTCTACGCGAAGGCATGGAAGGAGCTGCAGCAGCACCGCGACGACGTGCTGGGGATCGCCGAGCAGGCTGGCCTCCTGAAGCCGGCCATGAGCAAGCCGGATGCCGGGCTGGTCATCGCGCGCAAATACGAGGCGCCGGCCGCGATCATCAAGCAGCTGACCGAAGCCCGGGATGCGCTCGATGCCGCGCGCACGCCCGACATGCTCAACACGGCGGAGCAGAAGGTCACCATGGCGAACGATGCCCTGCTCGCCTGGCTGAAGGGCGCCGTGAACGGCATGAAGATCGACATGCTCAACACGCCCCAGCAGCGCCTCGACGCGATCACGCAGGAGCTCGACGACCTGCAGCGCTCGCAGCGCGAGCTCTGGTCGGAAGAGTTCTACGTTCCGTTCTACCGCGTCATCGACGAGGACTCGATCGGGGGCCCGCGCGCCGGCTCCGGCCTGTCCCGGCAGCAGGCCTACAAGAAGCTGAAGGGCGGCAAGCAACACCTGAACGACCTGCTCGACAACACGCTGCTCAACTTCCACCACCTGATCCAGGCGAGCCTGAAGAACCAGGCCGCGGCGCAGGCCATGGCGAACGCCGAGGCGCTCGGCATCGCCGAGAAGACCACCGAGGCGCAGCGCGACAAGAAGATGAGCACCTACGTCATGGAGGACGGCGAGAAGCAATGGTATGACGTGAACGACGCGCTGACCTTCAAGGCTGTCTCGGCTCTGTCGAGCGCCGGCCTGAACACGCCGGTGATGAAGGTCGGCCGCGCGTTCAAGCGCTTCTTCACCAAGATGACCACCATCACGCCGCAGTTCGTGGTGGCGAACGGCCTGCGCGATACGCTCTCGGCCATGGCGACTTCGCCGACCAGCGCCGTGCCGTTCAAGACCGCGTTCAAGGGTGCGCTGACCTACTGGAACGACCACAACCGGGCGCGCATGATGGCGAGCGGCGGGGCCTTCTCCTTCGGTCACGTCTACGGCCAGAATGCCGACGAGATCAAGGCGAGCCTGACCGTCTCCATGCGCAAGGCGAAGGTGCTGCGCGATCCGCAGCTGATCCCTGGCGCGCTGTTGACCGCCTGGCGCAAGTATCACGCGGTCACGGACTTCGCCGAGAACATCAACCGCGCCGGTATCTGGGAACGCAACCTGGAGAAGGGCAAGCTGAAAGCTGCCTTCGAGGCGCGCGACCTGATGGACTTCTCGGCCCATGGTGACGCGATCGCGATCCGCATCCTAACCGACCTGGTGCCGTTCCTGAACGCGCGTATCCAGGGCCTCGACAAGCTCTATCGGGCCGGCGTCAAGACCGGCGCCAAGACCGCGACCGGCAAGGCGAACAAGGCCGAGCGCCAGGCCTTCGCGCGATTCATGGCGGTGACTGGTGCGCTGACCCTGGCGAGCACGCTCCTGTTCCTCAACAACTACGACGACGACGAATATCGCAAGCTTGAGGACTGGCAGCGCGACACCTACTGGATCATCCGCATCGGCGACGAAATGTTCTTCATTCCGAAGCCGTTCGAGGTGGGCGCCATAGCGACCATGGGCGAGCGCCTGGCCGAGCAGTTCGTCGATCCGGCTGTCGGCGGCGAGAAGTTCGCCCAGCGTCTCGGCCACATGCTGACCGACACCTTCTCTTTCGACCCGACACCTCAACTGGTCAAGCCGGCGGTCGAAGTGTTCTGGAAGAACAAGGACTCGTTCACCGGCCGCCCGATCGAAGATCAGTCCATGGAGCGCCTGAGCCCGAGCCTGCGCAGCCGGCCGGACACGTCGCGTCTGGCAGATGCGGCGAGCCGTGGCATGGAGGCTGCAGCCGGCGCCGTCGGCGGCCAGGATCTTGCGCTGTCGCCGGTGCAGATCGACCACCTGATCAGGGGCTATACCGGCTCGGTAGGTGCCACTGCCGTGGCGACGGCCGACACCCTATGGCGCCGCGCGATGGGAGAGGAACTGCCGGCCCGGCGCTGGCACGAGTACCAGCCGATCAAACGCTTCTACCGCGACCTGACGCAGGAGCCGACCTATACCCGCTATGGGACCGACTTCTACGAGGCGCTGAAGAAGGCCGACCGCGCTTATTCCAGCCTCATGCACCTGCGCAAATATGACGAGGCCAGGGCTAAGAAGTACGAGAGCGAGCACGATCGAGAGCTGAAGCTACGCGACATGCTGAAACTTCCACGTCGAGAGATCACGCAGATCAACGCGGAAATGAAGAAGGTGCAAATGGATAAGACCAAGAGTGGCGAATCCAAGCGACTCGAGCTTGACCGCCTACGTTCTCAGCGGAACATGATCATGCAGCAGGTAGGAGAGGATCTGGAGCGGGAGGCGATCAGGAGGCGCGCCGCCGCTGACTGACCAGGATGCCAAGGATGAACAGGGCCGGAAGCATGATGGCGGGATGCTTGAGCAGGGTGAGGATGACAAGCCCTGCCGGCACCCAGCCGAACACGATCAGGAGGAAGCCGGCCTTGGTCTGCCAGTGCGTCGGCGCCTGCGTGTAGGCGAAGAACCCGATGATGGTGATCAGAATGCCGAGAGCGGCGAAGTCTTCAAGCATGGTCGCCTCCTGGCGCTGGTTTCGGGTAGGATAGCACTGCCGCAAGTTTTGATGCCGCTCCGACGCTGGCGGGCGATCTGGTTAGGAGCGGTCCAGGAAATGGGGGCGGCTCCCTGCCTGGGCCTCACGACGCTGTAGGTCGGCAGCGAATCAGCCCTTCGCCGACCGCTTCCTCTGCTCCATCTGGCGCACGGCTTCCTGGATATTCCAGAGCCGTTGCACCTCTTCCTCTTCCGCCATGGCGACCGCCTCGCGGCATGGTGGTGCCGCGATGGCATTCGCAAGTGCCGCGTGGCGGTTTTTGGTTCCGAAATCGGACCATGACGACTATCATCAGACCGAATTAATCCGCCGGGGAGCATGGATGAACGAGGAATTGAGGCAGGCCGCCGAAGTGGCGAAGTCGCCCGACACCTACAACTGGCTGACCTACATGTGGGTATGCGTCGTTTCTGGCTGGGGCGGCCTGGTCCGGTTCCTCAATTCGATGCGGGACAGCAAAGAGACGGCGCGACAGGCTATCCTGACGCTGGTTACCGGGCTCGTGACCTCGACCTTCGTCGGGGTGCTGACCTTCTGGCTATGCGAAATGGCGAACTTCCAGCCGCTGACCACCGCCGTCTGCATCGCCATCACCGGCCATGCCGGAGCCGAGGCTCTGCGAGCATTGCAGGCCGGCGTGGTGTCAAGGCTTAAAGCGGCATGACTTGCCGCGTTCAACCCGGGGGAAATGAAGTGACGAAGAAGCTGACCGAGGCCGATTTCGCGCGGGCCGCCGAAGAGC